CTAAGCCGGGTTCGGCTTAGCTGAGCAGTCGACCGCGGCGAAGGTCGTGTTCTCATGATTCTTCACGCTTTCGCGGTACACGCTGCATCCGGTAGCTTTTTCGATCGCTTTAGTGTTCCTAACCCAAACCATGGGATCAAGCATCAGGAATGACTGGTCTTTTGGATTGTTCGGCATCGCCTTGTAAGAGCCAGCCTTGTTGCCCATTGGAGAGACGGAAAATTCAATACCGTCGATCTCAACGACTTGCCCGTTTGGATAGTACTGCTCCATTTTGGTGCAGCTCGTAAGGGCTGCGGCCATTGAAGCCGCCATTGCCACCGCTATTTTCATGGTACCCCCCAAAAGATATTATGCTGGCTTCAGCTTGACCGCCGTACCAGTGGCGGCGACAAAAAGGATGCCACCCGTGCCGCCCGTAGCAAGTTGGTTGTAATCTAGGTCAACCGATATCACGGCGTCAGCTCCGATCGCGTAGGCCTCTGACCTGAGGCCGTCCAAACACGCGAGACGTGCCTCCTTGAGGGAGGCTTGAGATGAATTTGCCCGACCACCAACGAAATCGCGCCAATTGTTGGCCACGTCTTTGAAAATGTTCATGCCGAGGGCAGCTTCGGACGCGACGATCGATATGACGCTATCTACTTCACGGTTGGGCACGTCAATCGAAGTCGTCATGATGATCGACTGCTTTTTGGCGTCGCCGTCGCTTTTCGCGACCGCTTCTTCACAGTCAACGCAGTGGCCGTCCTTCCCGCCCAGATAATAGTCCGTCCCGCATCGTTTGCACTTGGGCATATCCATCCTTCTCGGCTCGCCATTGGCGGGCTTTTTCACGTTAGGACACCGACTTGGCCGGCAACAACAGTGATGATCTGATTATCTCAATCAGCACCGATCTTGCAACCGTAAAGCGTGCGCTAAATCGGCTGGTGTCGGACGTAGGCGCAGCATCCAACGGCATTGAGAAACGTTTTGCCGCTACCGGTAAGTCGATCAACAACTCGCTCACCACCTCGATGCAGGATCGCATCAACAGCATGGTGGGCATCGGTACGACGGCAGCAAAAGAATGGAACGGGGTTCTCGCTGATCAGCAGAAAGAGCTTGATCGCCTCCGCGCCAAATACAGCCCGTTGTTCGCAACAATTTCGAATTACAAGAACGCTGTCGCGGAGATCCGGCAGGCCCATGCCGCCGGCGCAATTTCTGCCAACGAGATGACGTCTGCGATTCAGAGGGAGCGACAGGCGGCACTTGCGTCGACCGCGGCCATTAAGGGTCGCAACGCCGCGCTAAAGGCTACGGTCACTACCAGTAGCGGCAACAGCTTCAATACCGCAAACATTGCCGCTCAGTTCCAGGACATCGGCGTGACCGCAGCGATGGGGATGTCTCCCATCCAGATCGCCCTGCAGCAGGGCACCCAGCTTTCGGCCGTCCTGCAGCAGATAAAGGATAGCGGGCAGGGTGTCGGCCAAGGTCTTGCGGCTGCTTTCGCGTCGGTGATTTCTCCGTTGTCGCTGGTAACGATTGGCGTCATCGCCGCAGGCACGGCGGCATTTCAGTACTTTTCGACGATTATGAGCGAAGGCGATAAGTCCGCCGAAGTGCTCAAAGAGCAAGCTGCGCTGATTGCTGCGGTCGCCGAACGCTGGGGCGATGCCGTTCCCGCTTTGCGCGACTACGCCGACCAGCTGAAACGAGCGCAGGACAATGCCGACCTCACCAAGGGCGCCGACATTGTAAATACCAATACGCTCGCTGACGTTCGCAAAGAGGTTGAAAGTACGCGTGCCACCATTGCCGATCTGGTTTCGCAACTCCAGTCTGCAGGTGAAGAAGCTGACGTTATCAAGAACCTCCAGTCAGCATTCAATGACTTCGCGAAGGCTGCCGAAGAAGGCAAGACACAGACTGAAGATGTCGACCGCGTGCAGGCCGCTCTAAGTGCGGCGATAAACAGCACTGGCATTCCTGCACTCGCTGAGTTCGCTAAATACTTCTCCACACTGTCGGCGGCAGCGCTGACTGCCGCGGATAGCGTCCAAAAGGTCAATGAGGTCACCTCTGTTGCGACCTCCAGGATCAATGATCCGAGGACGTGGCGCGGAGCAGGCCAGCAGGATTCCCAATTCGGCGCTGACGCCACAATCCAAGGAACGCAGTTTCCCCTACCGGACAACGGCCCCACACCAGAACGCCGCCCGTCCGATCTGGACACAGACAAAAACAGAGGTTTCGGTACGCCGAAGCGGGCAAGGGCGCCGCAGAAGACATCGGCAGACCGCTTCGCAGAAGACCTTCAGGCTGTTCGTGACAGAACCGAAGCGCTGCGGCAGGAAATGAGCCTTATTGGCTTGTCAAACGAGGCTCAAACCAAACGCCGCACAGCTCTGGATTTGGAGCAAAAAGCGCTTTCCGACCTTCGTGAAGAAGCGCGCAAGAAGGGCGAAAAGGATCTCGAAAGTATCCAGCTTTCGCCTGACAAGATTGCTGCAATTGAGCAGGAATCGGCGGCTTATGCTCGCCAGTCAGAGGCACTGCGGCAGGCCCAAGAGCAGCAGCAGAAGCTGAATGAGTGGAACAACGTCGCGAGAGACGCAACGCGAGGATTTATCGACGATTTGATCCATGGCGAGAGTGCCGCGGATGCGTTCGCTGGCGCGCTCAGCCGCATTGCAGATGCCCTCCTCGACGACGTCCTGAACAGCATCTTCAAGGTCAACAACGCCGCTGGTGGCGGCGGTGGGTTCTTGAGCGGCCTGCTTGGTCTTTTCGGCGGTGGTGGCGGGTTGGGTAAGAATTACTTCCCACCGGCACCCGGAGGCGGCATTCCGTTCGCAGAAGGCGGCTTTACGGGCCCGGGGGGCAAATATCAGCCAGCTGGCATCGTGCACAAAGGCGAGGTCGTTTGGTCGCAAGCCGACGTGGCGCGGGCCGGTGGAGTAGCGGCAGTTGAAGCGCTGCGCAAAGGCTACGCCAACGGCGGTCCGGTCGGGATCTCGGTTCCGAGTGTGCCGAGCTTGCGGTCAACATCTCCGCAATCTGCCGGTGTCGTCGTCAACTTCAATCCAGTCATCGACAACCGCGGCGCATCTGTTGAAGCCGTAGCTAGGCACGAAAAGATGTTGGCCAAAATGGAGGGCGAATTGCAGAGCCGTGTTGAGGCGGCGGTTCGCTCAGCTCAGAAACGAAACGTGAAGTTGGGGTGAGGCATGACAATCACATACCCGCTCCCAACTTCGTTTTTCGATGAGTTCCCAGGCTGGTCGACGGAGTTCAATCTGCTTTGGCGGCAGGAGCAATCGCGCACGGCTGGCGGCCGGACGGTCGTGAAGGAAATGGGCTCGCCGCTCTGGCAGATGACGGCGCAATCGCGATCGATGAAGCCGAACGAGTTGGATTGCTGGCGAGCGCGGCTGACGAGCTTAGAAAATGGCCTCAAGACGTTCCGCGCATTCCCGAAGTCACGTTGTTTCCCGGTGGCATATCCGAACGGCAGTTGGCCGACTGGCGGCGCATTCACCGGGGTGGGGCAGGTGGCCACGATTGCGAGCAACCGCAAGGCAATCTCGCTTTCAGGCCTTCCCGCTGGCTACAAGGTCTCGGTAGGCGATTACGTCCAGATTGGCGATAAAGACCTTCACATGGTCATGGAGGCCGTAACGGCCAGCGCAGGCGGCGTGACAACGCAGTTTGAGGTTCGACCGCATCTGTGGCTGGGCGTTACGGCGCCTGTCGCCGCTACGCTAGTCAAGCCTTCCTGCATCATGGCTATCGTGCCCGGCTCAATCTCGACGACTGCCGACATGGCAACAGGTCGTGGCACGGTCACGTTTCAGGCGATTGAAGCCCGCTAAGAGGTATCATGAGAAACATCTCAGCAGAAAACCTTGCTGCGCTTGAGGCGCGGCAACTGGTGGCGCGTGACTTCCTCTGGTTTGTTGCGCGCGATCGGGTGACTGGTGCGCCGGTCACTGACGGCATGTGGTCGGACGTCGGCAACGTGTCTGCCGCCATCGTGCACCCGGACACGGGCCTTCCGGTCACGCGTGACTGGTACGGCTCCGGCTCGCTGGTCCAGATCGATGACATTCCGCTCGTTGCCAACCTTTCGGTGCAGAACGTCAACATTCGCCTGTCTCAGGTGAGCGAGCACGTTCAGACGCTGGTGCGGCAGTACGATTGCCGTCAGGCCCGCGTCGAGATCTACCGAGGCTTGTTCGACCCGGATAGCCGCCAGATGGTCGCGCCGGCGGAATGCCGCTTCGTTGGCTTTGTCGATACCATCACGATCAACACGCCTTCTGAGAATGAAGAGGGCAGCGTCACAATGGTTTGCGCCAGCCACACTCAAGAGATGACGCGTTCCAATCCGTCGACGCGCAGTCACGCGACGCAGGTGCTTCGTCAGGCTGGCGATGCTTTCTACACCGACGCTGACACCTCATCCGAGTGGGAGTTCTTCTGGGGCTCCGAAAAGGGGAAGGTTGCCACGCAAAAGAAGCGCAAGAAGCTGTTCGGTATATTCTGATGGATGTCCGCTTCGCAAATCGCGAGGACCGCGATCGCGTTGTGGCACTTCTTCGGGAAAGCCACGAGGCCGCAGGGTTCACCTTCCCGTTCCAGGCAGCTTACGCCGATCAACTGTTCCAGCAGCATCTGGCGTCGGACAAGGCCTGCGTTCTTGTGGCAGGAGATCGCCCCGAAGGTGTGTTGATGGCCTGTGCTTTCGAGCACCCATTCGGCGCCGGTCGCATTGCCAAGGAAACAGTCTGGTACGTCACTCCAGCGGCACGTGGTCGGGGAGCGATCAGGATGCTCGATGCTTACGAGACGTGGGCGCGGTCTGTTGGCTGTGTCTCTGCGGGTATGGCATCGCTCGCTAGCAACGATGTTTCCAGCCTCTACGAGCGGCGCGGCTACAGCGCTGTCGAAACACATTTCATGAAGCCGCTCTAGCGGCATTCCTTCGGCGCCATCCGCGCCCCGCGCGCATCGCGCATCCCAAGGAAAATCGATGGCTATTTTCACGGCTATTGCATCCGTTTTTACGGCTGTGGGCAGTTTTATTGGCGGCCTTGGCGCAGTCGGCGCATTCCTGCTGAAAACTGCGGTTGGCCTAGGCCTTAGCCTTCTCGCACAATCGCTCGCTGGCAAGTCCAAAGACCCGACGTTCTCGATTAACGGCACACTGCAGGGCGGCGGGGATGTGCCTCGCTCTTTCATCATGGGCCGCACGGCTACCGCTGGTTCGCTCGTGTTCGTCAACACATGGGGCCAGGACGGCGACACGCCGAACGCCTACCTGACGCAGGTTATTGCGCTGTCGGATTTGCCGGTGCGTGGTCTTGCCGAGGTCTGGGTCAATGGCGAGCTGGTGACGCTCGGCGGGCTGACGGATCGCGGCTACGCTGTCAACGAGTATCCGGACAGCCTCTGGGTCAAGTTCTACGACGGCACCCAGACGACGGCCGATAGCTTCCTGTTCACGTCCGTATCGAACGGCAACAGGTGGTGGAACCCGGATCGTATCGGGCGCGGCGTTGCTTATGCGATCGTTACGGCTCGCGTTTCGAAGAACATGTTTTCGGGCGTGCCGTCCTTCAAGTTCGTGCTCGAAGGGCTGCGCCTCTACGACATCTCGCGTGACAGCACGCAAGGCGGTGTCGGTCCGCAGCGATTTGCAGATCCAGCGACATGGGGCGGAGATGGTGACTTCCTGCCTGCAGTGCAGATCTACAATCTGCTGCGCGGCATCACCTATAACGGCCAGTGGTTCTATGGTCTCCAGAACCTCTCCTCTTCACGCCTGCCTGCCGCAGCGTGGATTGCGCAGATCGAGAAGCATCGCGCCGGCACATTGGAGTCGACCGGCTGGGTGAACACCTATCGCAGCGGCGGCGAGATCCAGGTCGACGCACCACTGACCTCGGCTGTCGAAGCATTGCTGACGGCTTGCCAGGGCAGGATTTCGGAAGTCGGTGGCGTCTACTATCTCCACTCCGGTGCACCTGACGCTCCAGTCATCGCCTTCACCGACGATGATATCCTGTCGACGGAAGAGCAGGAGTTTACGCCGTTCCTCGGGCTGGCTGATACGATCAACGGTGTTTCGGCAAACTATCCTTCGCCTGCCGATGGCTGGGTCGCCAAGACCGCATCGCCACTCTATCGGACGGACCTTGAGGCGATCGACGGCAACCGCCGCCTGATGGCCGACGTCGACCTGAACTTCGTTCCCTATCCGGAGCAGGTTCAGCGCTTGATGAAGTCGGCGCTTGAGGAGGCTCGGCGCTTCCGCAGGCATACGATTGTTCTGCCGCCCAAGTTCTGGGCCTACGCGACGCCGGGAACGGTGTTTTCGTGGACGTCTGAGCGCAACGGCTACATCGCCAAGCTGATGCGGATCGACGGCGTTGCTGACCGTGCCAACCTCGATGTGATGATCGATATCACTGAGGTTGACCCGTCGGACTACGACTGGAGCAGCGATACCGAGTTCAAGCCGCCGGTTGACGGTCAGCTTGGCGTCATTCGTCCGACGCCACAGCCGATTGTCGACTGGTTCGCAGAGCCGGCCACGGTCAAGGACAGCTCCGGCGAAGATCGCCGGCCGGCTATTCGGCTGACGTGGGACAACAGCGATGGGCGCCTCGATGACGTGATCGGCATCGAATACGAGGTGCGACTGCAGGCGACGCTGGAGAAAATCTCCGAAGGTCGAACTGACCAGCCTCAGGTTGGCTCTATGCTCATCTCGCAAAGCCTTCTTCCGGCCGAAAGCTACGTTGTCCGCGGTCGATACATCCCCGGAGGCGACAGGCCGGTGTTGTGGTCGGGGTTTATTCCCGTCATCACGCCGAACATCCTGCTTTCTGACAAGGATGTGTTTGTTGATGTCGATCTGTCCGGCATCGATAAGCAGCTCTCTTGGCTCTACGACAACGCGCGCACGTCGCGGGATCGCATTCAGGCTCTCATTACTGCCCAGCTGGAAATGCCAGCGGCAGCAATGGAGCACAGCGAATCCATCAGGCGCGACTTGTCTCTGGCGCTGGGCAATGCTCGTGCAGACTATCGCGAGAAAATCGAAATAGCGGTCAGCGAGACGGCGGCTGTTGGCACGAAGTTGGAAGAACTGACCGTCAGCGTAGGGCAGAATGTCGCCTCGCTTACCAGCCAGATACAGGTCGCTGTTGATGGCACACAGGCGGTTGCGACAAGGGTAGATAGCCTTGAGGTGGAGTTCAACGACGCCACAGCAAGCCTCACAAGTCAAATCATCGCTGTTGCCAACGCCAATGAGGCGCTTGTTGGCCGGGTTGACGAAATCGAGGTGGAGTTTGGTGCGGCGACTGCTGGCCTGTCTTCGGACATCCTTGCGGTGGCGAATGCTACGTCGTCGCTGGCTACAAGGACGGATACGCTTACAGCGGCCCTCGGCGGGAACAACGCTCAGGTCAATGTGAAGTGGGAAGCAAGCGCAGGTCCGTCTGGTTATGCCGCTCGCTACGCAATTGTTGCCGCTGTGAACGACGCATCGTTCCGGTCAGCAGCGTTGATGCTGGATGTGCCCTCAAGCACTTCGAGCCCGACCCGCATCATTATGCAGGCAGCGCAAATCCTGATGTACGGGACGGACCCTTCTTCGCTGAAGCGTCCTTTCGTCTTCCAGAATGGCGTCCTCTATCTCGATGATGTTCGGGTTAATAGTCTGTCCGCGTTGTCGGGGGTGCTGGGCAATGTCGACATCTCTAACGCGAACATCGGCACGTTGACTGTTGGCACGTCGAATATCGCTCCCGGCGCCGTCAGCGTTGCCGTGTCTGCATCCTCTGGAACCCTGGTAGTTGACCACGGCGCCGGCGCTCCAAACGTCCTGATAATATGGAAAACAAGAGGCACCATGTCCACTACGGTTAATCCTCCGGGATTGGCGACCGCGTCTATGACGCTATCGGAAAGCGGCAACATTATCGACACCCAGCACAGTTCCTCTGTCCAGGGTGGAGCAACCGCATATGTGGCTTCCTCTGTGAACTTCGTTCCGCCGTCTGGCAGAACGCAGACGACTTTCTCCATTGGAGGCGCTTCAGGCCCTTCGGGGAGCCTTCAAAGTGGAAGCCTTGTCTCGCAAATCACGGCGCTGGTGTTCAAGCGCTAACCCTCGAATAGGTGAAGAATGACAACCGGCAACACGATGCAGGTCGACCCGATGGTTGCCCTGCAAGAGGCGAACGCGCGCGAAGAGTTCTTCAGGCAGCGCAACCTGTTCCTTGCTCAGTCCTATGCGTCAGCCACGTCCGAAATTGCTCGGCTGAATGCGAGAATCGAGTGCTTGGAAGCCGATCTACGTCTTGCTCGCGGCGAGGAAGATGAACCCATTGACGGAGGCTCTGAATAATGGCGGGCGAAGCCTACTACAACACCGGTACTGCGACTGTTGCGGCGAACTCCAAGACCGTAACCGGAACCGGCACCAACTGGCTGTCAGCCGTCGGTGGTTTGACCGCCATAAAGGCTGGCGACAAGTTTGGTATTCATGTCGGCCGGCCGATCATTATCGCCTCTGTCGACAGCAACACGCAGCTGACGCTTGAAGACAATTGGCCCGGGCCGGCCCAGACCAACGCTGCCTACAAGATCGAGCTCACCAATCCGGACGTGATCGCTGTTGAGGCGATGCGGCGCTTGCTGGGATCGCTCGGCTCTGGCGTCCTGTATGGTCTTTCACAGCTTCCCTCTACGCCAAGCAAGGCACTGACGATTGATGAGAACGGGTCCGCGGCCCTTGCCGATCTTTCACCCCTTGGGCGATCCCTGATTGCTTCACTCAATAGCTCGGCGGCATATGGCGCTCTTGGGGCAATCCCCAATGCACAACTTCCTACGCGATTGCGTGAGCTTTCAACGGCTGTGACTGATGCGGACGTGGCCGTTACGACAGGATCATATGCGGTCACCAGCACAGCACTAAATATCCCCGAAGGTGGTGCTGGCGTTCTGACGGTTGACATGTTCAGCTCTAACTCTGGCGCCGTCCAGATTTACACCCGCCTATCTAATGGCAACATGTGGGTTCGTGTAAGAAACGCTGGCGCGTGGGGAGCTTGGGCAAGGGTTCCTACTTTCGGTAGTGACAACATCATTCCAGAAGCGTCATTGCCAGCCAGAGCCAGAGCGGCATCATCTTCGGTTACAAACATCGACACTGCGGTTGATAGCGGCGATTACACCACCGCCGGCACTGCTACGGGGCATCCTACGGGTTCAGGTGTGTTTGGGTTCTCTACGGTTTATGTCAATTCCACGACGCAAATCCAGATCGGTTCCACGGCTGGCAACGCTTGGTACGTCAGGGCAAAGTCGTCGGGGACTTGGGGTTCTTGGTCAAGGTTGCCGTTGGCTCAGACGAGTGTAACAGACACCACGGCCAATGCTGCAATGATCGTCGGAGCGTTTGGACTTGGTGCGAATTCAATCACCTTGTCTTCCACCGATAATCTTGACGCCCTCACGGCGTCATCCGGGATGTATAACTGGGGTAGCCCGTCCCCGACGAATGCACCCTACACCTTTGGTGTGCTTCTTAATATCAGGCGAAATTCCACGACGGGTGTTCAAGTTGTGTGGAACCACGGCACGGGATCGCCTCAATACAGATATCAAGGTTCTGGAACTTGGAGTGCGTGGATTTCATTCGGTGGTGACGTGTCAGGCCCTGCGGCAGCAACAGATGGACATCTCGCTGCGTTCAACGGTACGACCGGCAAGCTTCTTAAGCCGCAAGCCCTCTCAGCTTTCGCGGCAACTATCCTTGACGATACCTCGGGCGCGGCGATGTTCGCAACCATGGGCGCGACATTTTCAGGAAACGCCACAGCCGGTTCAGCAAAGTTTCCGAATGGCTTGGAATTGAAGTGGGGAACTTCTACCAATTCCCTATCTGATTACCGTCTACTGTTCCCAATCGCTTTCGCCAACGGCTGCTTTGTCGCCCTACCTATCAATACGTTTGATTATGGCGGGGCAACGGACAGGTTCATTGGGGTAAGCACATCAAACGTCGATAAAAACGGCTTCGACATTAGGGCGAGAAATATCACCAATGGCGGCGGTGTTGCAGGACAAGGAAACGTGCCGGTTCGTTGGTTAGCGGTAGGGTGGTAAAAATGGTTTTCGCAAAATTTGATGATGCGGGTTTCCCGGTTGGCTTCTATACCGAAGAGATCCACGGCGATACGATACCGGCAGGCTCGATCGAAATATCTGAGGCACAGTGGAAAGACTTTCTGGATAACGCTGGACTCCGAAGATGGGAAAATGGCGGCATTGTTGAAATCGAACCGCCTGCGCCGCCAGAGACTTCCCCCACCATCATCGACTATGAAAACGCCATCCAGAACCTTGTCGATCAGACAGCGCGCGAAAAGCAGTTTCGCGACGGCGTGACGCTGGCATCCTACACGGCATCGACAAAGCCAGATTGGGCGGCCGAGGCGCAGGCCTTCGTCGCATGGCGCGATAACGTTTGGTCTTACGCTTACGGCGAGCTGGTCAAGGTTCAGGCAGGCCAGCGCGAACAGCCAACCGTCGAGCAGTTCCTTGCCGAGATCGCGCCGATTGCTTGGCCGGTGGTGGAGTAAAAAAGGCCCGCCGATCTCGTTGGAGCTTTAATCGGGCGGGCCTCATGCCGCTGCGGAATTGGAACACCGACGGCAATATTTCAATGCGCTAATAAAACAAATGTTCCTTGGCGCAGGTGAAAGAAAAAACCCGCCACCTGGCGGGGTGACGGGCTTCACGCTTGAGCGTTATTCGCAACGCCGCTGCATTCTCTGATGCCTGTTCTTGGCATTCGTGTCGTTGGAATAGAAGATAACGCAGATAGGTTGCGCGAAGCTTACGTCTCAACTGCAACTGTTAGCTTTCAAAAAAGAAAAAAGCCCGTCGCTCCTCGTAAGCGTCAGGCCTCAATGCCGCAGCCTGTTTCAGGGGACGTGCGGCGCTTCTCCCATATCTGCAAGTATCGGCTGTATCAATAGCAGCAAAAGACCCGCGCAGCGGGGGGATGTGTGCGCGGGTCTTTAGGCCATGGAGTTGGGGACATGGCGACGGCTTAACGCGAAGGCCGCCTTAATGTTCCCAGCGCTCCCTTAAAAAGGAAAATCAATGCCAATCACCAAAATCTCCACACAGGGGAGGGCTTTCGTGCGCCTGCATGAGGGCAATCCGCTTACCGCCTACCTTGATCCTGTCGGTGTTCCGACGATCGGAACCGGATTCACGATGCGAAGCGATTCCGTGCGCCGTGAGCTGGCCAAGATCGGCATCACGAAGCTCGTGCCAGGCAAGACGAAAATCACGGCCGCCCAGAGCGATGCCATCCTCGATGCCGTGCTTGCCGCTGAATACGTGCCCGCTGTTGCTGCCGGCTCTCCCGCCGACCGCAAGCAGCACGAACTCGATGCCGCTACTTCTGTCACCTTTAATCTCGGCGTCGACGCCATGAACTGGACGTGGGCCGACTACTGGCGCAAAGGCCAGATCAAGAAGGCCGCCGCTCATCTCGCAGCCAATTACAACACGGCGAAAGGCAAGAAGCTTCCAGGTCTCGTGCGGCGGCGCAAGGAAGAGGCTCTGCTCTTCGAAAAGGGCATCTACACCGGCGTAGCTAGCGCGACGAAGGAGGCGACCGCCGAGCCGCCTTCCCAGCCGGATCCGGTTGTGAAGGAAGCGCAGGAGCTGCTGACTGCGGCTGGCCTCAATCCCGGTGCCATCGACGGCTGGATGGGCGAGAAGACCAAGGCCGCGGTGATTGCCTACCAGAAGGCCCACCCACATCTGATCGCCGATGGTATCATCGGTCCGGCCACGCTCGCTCAGCTGCGGCGCGACGCATCGGCAGCAAGGGAAGCCGTCACGAAGGGTGTTGGCTCAGCTGCAAGTTCAGGCTTGCTCGCTTTCGTGGCTGGCCTTCCTTGGGGGTGGATCGTCGCCGGCGTCGCGGTCGCTGTCGTGGCCTATGTCGCGTACCGCAATCGCGATGTTATCGCCCGCCGGTGGAATAGCTGGCGAGGCAAGGAGGTGGTGGTTTGATCCTCTTGTGGGCAAAACTCAAAGGCTATCTAGCCGCAATCGGTACGGCGCTCGCGATCCTCGCGGGCGCCTTTTTGTATGGCCAGAGGGCAGGGCGCTCCGCGGCGAAAGACGAACAGGCCGCAGCAAATGCCAAGGCCATCAAGAAGGCCGGGGATGTCGAAAATGAAATCAGGAATTTGGATGACGCTGGCGTTGATGACGCTCTTGGCAAGTGGATGCGCGACAAGCGGTAGCTACTGCGACATCGCCCGGCCGGTGCGTCCTTCTGTCGATGACCAGATGACGCCGGAAACGAAGCGGCAGATCCTCACTGAAAATGAGAAGCTGATGAAGCTGTGCGGGGTGAAACCGTGACCGGTGCGGAGATCATGGCGGTTGCCGGTTTTTTCGTGATGCTCTTCGGCTTCTTCTTCGGTCTGTGGAAGTATGTTGACGCGAAGATCAGCGCCGCAAAGACAGAGGCGTCTGCGGCCGCGTCGGCGGCCTCAGCGATGGCATCTCTGGCGAGGGAAGAGCTCGCGGCTCACCGGCTGCACGTGGCTGAAACGTATGTTTCTAAGTCTGGCTTGCGCGAGCAGACGGAGCAGATCATGGGCGCGATCGGCGCCGTGAAGGATGCGGTCGACAAAATGACGATGCGCGTCGATAGGATTGTTGAAAACCAGTCGAAGCCGCGGACGACGCGAAACACATAAAACAGCATCGTGGAGAGATGCTGTTAGAGCCAAAGTAGAAGGCCTGCCCACTACTGGAGGTAGCGAGCAGGCCGGTTTAAGCCCCTCCCACAGGAGCGAATGCATTCAAACACTACCTTTTCGCGATGACAAGACAATGGCTTGGAGTTTTTTGGCTGAATCCCGCCTCCCCGACCCTGGGATGGGCCGAGGAGATTGACTGGGATCAACTGGCGAAAGCCTTGCGGCTGTGGATCTTCGCCAGAACATCGAGAAGATATTACAATGTTTCAGCGCATCTGTCTTCTGGATTTTACACAAAGAAAAAGCCCCGGCATCTCTGCCGAGGCTTCCATCACTGACAATGTCAGATCAGATTAGAACGAGCGCTGAAGGCGAACGAAGCCCTGTACGCCATCGTCACCGTTGTCGATGTCGAAGTAGTTAACAGCGATCTTCGTGGAGAGACCCTGCGTGATCTTGTAGTCCAGCGTTACGCCAGCGGTCCAAGCGTCGTCGTCAGAGAAGTCATCCCAGGAAACGAGACCGTAGGAGCCGTAATACTGAGCGCCGGGGGTGATCGTCAGCTTGTCGGTAGCCTTGATGGCGTACTCGGCAGCAACTGCCCACTCGGATTCAGAGTAGTAAGCGTTTGCGCCAGAAGCCCAAACACCGGCCAGGCCGAGGGTGCCCGGACCTACGTCAGCGGTTGCGATCAGGCGAACAGCGCCGTTTTCGCGGTCGATGTCGTAGCCGCCGATGAGCTGCAGCGATGCAGCGCCGAACTTCGCGCCGAGAGCGCCCGAGATACCGATGTTGTTGTCGGACTCGTTGAAGCCCTGAACGTTGATGCCTTCGAGTTCGTCAGCAGAGAGGCCAACGTAGAACGAACCAGCGTCGTAGGTGTAACGAATCGAGTTGAACAGAGCGTTCGTGGACAGTTCGTCGGTTTCGCCAGAGAGACCATCGTCCCACCAGTTGTAGAACTTACCGACCTTCAGGCCGCCGAGTTCGATGAAGGCCTGGTCAACAAAAACGCTCGAAGACGAGGACGAGCCGTTGTCAGCGTTGCCGCGGAAGCCGATGAAGCCACGCAGGGCGCCGAGCTCGGTGTCAGTGCGGGTGTCAACTTCGAACTGAGCGCGTGTGAACGAGTCCCAGTCAGACGTGCCGGAAGCGTCGCGACCGAAGTTGGTCTGGAAACGGACGTAACCGCCGAACTTCAGGCAGGTTTCGGTGCCGGGGATGTAGAAGAAGCCGGTGCCGAAAGCGTCGCAAACGCGAACGTATTCCAGGGGCTCGGGCTCAGCAGCGACGATAGCGTCAGCGGCCTGTGCGCCGGATACTGCTGCGAGAGCGGCAGCGGAGCCGATAAGAAGGCTCTTGATGTTCATGATTGACCTCCAGTCAAAGTTTTTATCCACCACGCAAAAGTCCAGAAACTGGTTGTCCCGCCTCATTGGCCCTGCGCTGATTCACAAAAGACAGAAAGTCGCAGCAAACTGCAATCCGGATTCGCTGTTTTATTGTGACCGGACGGACATGAAGCGCAGAAGGTGTGTCCTATATGTAACATAACAGGGTCACTCCTGTTAATAACGTTAAGATCTTATTAGGGAATTCAAGCAGTTCGGTGGGAGTCTGGTCTCGCCGGGAAGGAACCCGGGGGAATCGGTGGGCAATCTGTCTGTGCCGTTTCGTAATAAGAATCGCTGCTCATCCATCGAACATTTTGTAAACGGTTCGTCGGTAGGCTGTCCTCATGAAGAAGCCGAAAACCTCCAAGCCTCTTCTGAGGCACGACGAACCCCTCCGCTCTCGGCCACGACGTCGTCGGGACCCTGCTCAGCCGGCGTTGCCACTGGAACCAATGCCGGCGCGCATTGAACCTGCCCTTGCGCTGCTGAAACAAAAGCCGCCTTCAGGCGACAAATGGGGATGGGAAATCAAGTGGGACGGTTATCGGCTGGCGGTCCACGCCGATACCAACGGCGTCCGCATATTGACGCGCGGCGGCTACGATTGGGCGGCGCGGTTTCCCGCCATCGAGCAAGCGGCTAGAGCCCTTGGCCCGGCATCATTCATTATCGATGGCGAGGCGGTTGTCCTGGACGAACAAGGGCGATCAGACTTCAATGCGCTCCAGAATAGTCTGGGTGCCGTTGGCGCTCGCAGCGGCAAGAAAGTAGTCGGGGACGCCATCCTCTACGCATTCGACCTTCTGTATCTCGACGGCCGTGATCTCCGCGAACTGCCGTACCGCAGCCGCCGGCACTTGCTTGAAGAAATGCTGACCGGCTTCGATGGCGCCATCCGACTATCGGAAGAGGTAGAGACCGACAATCCCGGCCTGATGCTGGAGCACGCCTGTCGCCTCGGGCTGGAAGGTATCGTCGGCAAGGACCGAAACAGCCCCTACCGGAGCGGTAGAACTGGCGACTGGATCAAGGTGAAGTGCGTCCAGTCCGAGCCGTTCATGATCGTGGGGTATGAGCCTTCCATGTCCGCCAGCGGCGGCTTTTCATCGCTATTGCTGGCCGCATATGATGGTGATGAACTGCGCTACGTTGGAAGCGTCGGGACGGGCTTTAAGGAGAGGACGGCAAGCGAACTCCGCCGCATGCTCGACAAACTCCCATGGCGTAAGAAGAAGCCGCCCGTTGTCTATTCCGGCCGGCGCGAGGTCGTTTGGGTGCAACCGACGCTTATTGCGGAGATCGAGTTTCGCCAGATGACACCGGACAGCAAACTGCGACACGCGGCCTACAAGGGGTTGCGAGTGCGTCAGGATAACGCAGACGTGTACCGTCTTGATTAATCGTCGCCGGTTTTCGTGTAAGTTCGCCCCATGAACGAATTCAGAATAGAGCCAATAACGATCCTTTGGGGCGATTTCGAAACTCTCGAAACCGTCACTGATCTCGCTCGGGTTCTTCTTCACCAATGGCCCGGCAGCACAGAAGCGCAAGCGTACGTTACCGCTCTCATGGTTTGCTCTGCTGTCCTCGAAAATGGCTTGGATGATCGACCTGAAGACGCGCGTCTCGCTTTTGTCTACGCGGCTCACGAGGCAGGGATGTCGGTTTCTCCGGATGATGACGAGCTCGACTTGTGAAGGAAGGTCGTCTTATGGGGGCTTCAGTCTCCCACCACTTTCAAGACCGGCGGCGCGCCTTCTGCCCTAAACGTCCGGATATCAAACTGCTTCATATCTCCGCGCGACGTCATCATCTGCAGAGTGGATACTTCTACATCTAGGCCGGTCTTGTGTATTTCTTTTATGGCATCATTCATTTGGCGAAGCGCCATGGCCAGCCGCTGCTCCGCATTCTTCTGTCGAGTGATCCGGGTTATCATCGGTGCGGCTCCTTATACGGATAATGCTCCCAGCAATGCCAGGATGACTTCTCAACTTTGCTTCGGCTGAAGCCAAAGCCTCCCCATTTACGACAGCCCGGATGCTCGCACCAGTGGTTCTCGTGAATGCCGTCGCCGGCCTTGTTGGTTTGATCGCTCATGCTCACCTCGGCATCTTGGCTATGGTGATCTTCACATCACCCTTGACGTTGCACCGTTTGCATTTCAGTCGCTTGGCTATCTCGTCTACCGTCGTGTCCGTCTTCGCCGCGCGGTTCAGTTGCCAGTGCGGGATATTTGAAACGTGGCCGCAGTAGTTGCACTTGGCAACGACAATCTCCCAATTTCGAATTTCCTTCACTCTAACGACCGGCGGCTTCGCTTGTTTCAAAGCCTCGATATGGCTGCCGGAGCGGGAGTGGTAGTGGAGCATGCAGCGACCGGAATAGCCTTCCATTGGCTTGGCACACTTGATCACCTCTTGGGAAATGTGCCTCAGCATCGTCGGCATCGATAGATCGCCAAATTCGACCATGAGCTCGGCCGAACTAATGAATTTCAGGAGCTCGCATTCCTCACATATGACGCCGACAGGCTCGCCGCCGTAGTCCGAAAGCAAATAAGCTCCTTCACCTGGCATTTCTGTCGGCGTCCGGCTTCCAGCCTCTCGTGAAACCTCTCCCCATCGCTGCAGTCGCCAGCGCAAGCTGCAGCCGCAAGTGCTGGATGTCTTCCATCAGCGTCTCAATCGCGGCGCGGCTATCGCCGTCATGCCATGCAATGATGTGGTCAACCGGATCAGCTTGCGGTTCTCTTGAATTTGGGCGCACAGGACTATCCTCTGGTGGTGTCTGCTAGTCGTTCAAGCTTCCAGCCGCATGCAGGCGGACTAGCAAAAAGCTTCGCCGCCCGCTGATCCAGCTTTGCTGCAGCGGCAATTTTAGCGTGGGCAAAGGTCGGCGCGCGCACTGTTACGATCCAGCGCCCAGCCTGAAATCTGTACTGTTTCATTGCTTGTGTTCGCATCTTGTGAGACATGATGTTCTTATTATGTTCTCATACTCCAAAGAGTCAATCGAGATTCTGAGTCGGTTTCAAATCTTGACAAATTTGTAAAAACAGTATAGCTTGATTATCGGCCTCACCAGCCGCTCGGCAACCAACCGAGATCACCACATTGGCGCACGGTCGCCAGAAAGAGGGGATAATCATGATCAGACGATTCCTGCGGCGTATTGTGTCGCCACGCGCATTCCTCGTTGCTTTATTCCTCGTCATCGCCGCGACCTCTGCGGCCGCCTATGCGCTACTTCCTCCACCAACACCCGCAGCAACCGAAACGGCCACCGTCAAGATCGTCGTTAACGACGGCCACGGTTCCGGCGTCCATATCGGCGACGGCTTCATAGTCACTGCTGCGCACGTCGTCGGCGATGCGAGGGAAGTCCAGTTGAAGGAGAAGGGTGGCGCTCTTCGCAAAGCCGATGTCCTTTGGATCAACAAGGCTAATGACATTGCACTGCTGCGCACGTCGTCGGACGGCCTCGGCGTCGCAAAACTGGCCTGCCACGCTGTGAATGTTGGCGATCCTATCGTTGCTTACGGCAATCCCCTGAAAATCGAGTTCGTTGCCGCCTACGGCAAAATCGCCGGCGAACCTCGCGAAACAGGTCCGTGGAAAACGGTCTACGTGACAGACATCACAACTGTGATGGGGCAATCAGGCGGCGGAACCTTTGCAGAGAACGGCGATCTGATTGGCATCACAGTCGGGGTTATGGCTGCGCCTATTGGCTTTTCAGGTTCGCTGGTTGGCTATGGCTATGTCGTGCCTTCGACTGCGGTTTGTGAATTGTTGGCGCGCCGCCCCGCATAGGGCTTCAGACAAGGGATAGGAAAATGAAGGCCAGCACACTTATCAACAAACTGCAGCAACTCATCAGCGAGCATGGAGATTTGCCGGTAAACTTCGACGCCTGTGTGGGGGATTACTCGATCAGCGAAATTGCCGTCTATGACAGAAATGGGAACTTACCATCAATGGTAGAGCCAGCGTCGGAATTTTACATTCACTTGGCTACAGCGCCCATCCCACCAAGTAACCACAGCACAGCGGGATTAGAAGATGAGCGCGATAGCCGCATCTCCAAAATACAAGATTGGTGAAACCGTGATTTATGACGATCACCAAGGGCGCCTTCAGACAGGTGCCGTCCAAAGCATCCAGGCGAATTGGACGCCATGGGGCAACGGTGAGCCACTCATCGTCTACGGCCTCTATCACCCCACCTACAGGCGCAACAACCATTATGCCGGCGAAGACAATATCCGCGGCTTCGCGTGACCAACCCACCGGCTTTGTCAGAGTAACCCGAGATATAAAGGGGCAGGAAATGACCGCAGATTGCAAGAACATTGATGAATGGCAGGACATCAGTTCAGCGCCGGAAGGTGTCGAGGTCATGACCAAGATCGATGACGCTCATGGTGAGCGTAACGTTCAGTCGCTCAAAATGGTAACGCGCACACCCGGCGAAACAGCGCCTATGTGGTGGTACCCGGACATGAGCATGTACGTCTATTACCGCCCGACGCACTGGAAGCCGATGGTTGCTGGAGGCCGCTCGTGATGCCCTCCGCTTTCTCCACCACCAACACACCATCTTCCTAACCACCACCACCAAGGCCGCCCACCAAGCGGCCTTAACCACCACATCGAGGAGACTGCATGCATTACGCCGGTATTGGGTCGCGTGAAACGCCGCCAGATGTCCAAAAGGAAATGACAGACATCGCGTCTTGGCTGATGGAGCTTGGCTTCGTGTTGAGGTCTGGCGGAGCTGATGGGGCCGACAAGGCTTTTGAACGCGGGGCTGGAAAAGCAAAGCAGATATTTTACGCCAGCGACTGTACAGCTGAAGCGGAGGCAATCGCCTCCACGTTCCATCCTGCTTGGCATAGGTGCGGCCCTCATGCCCGCAAGTTACTTGGTCGAAATTCATTCCAGATCATGGGGCGAAGTCTCACTGAGCCATCCTTATTTGTCGTCTGCTGGACAAAGAACGGTAGCGATGAAGGCGGCACTGGCAACGCCATACGCCACGCTTGGAGCCAGGGAATCCCCGTATTCAACCTGCGCAATGATAATGACCGCGAAAAATTGGCTTCGCACGTCAGCGCCCTACAATCAGAGAAGGCCAGCTAATGCCTCTACCCATAGAAGAACTACGCCGAAGAGCCGACGCCTACCTAGAGCACGGCACGCTGAAGAAGGCTGCTGCCGCACTTGGCATCAAGAAGTCTGCGCTCTCTGAAAGCCTACGCCGAGCGGCTGAGGCTGGCCTTCTAGGCACTGAGCCGGTCCTACCTGGCTTCCGCATCAGCAAGATCAGCAACACGCCGAGCGGCACATTCATTCAGCAGACGCAGGAGCGCGGCGAGCGCTTCGCAGTGCCGACCGGTCACGTTGTCAAAGGCGTGTCTGCCCTCGTTGATGCTGAGGGGCGCGTTATCCAGCAGTGGCAAAAGACGGCGGTGGATGCCGAAGGGCAGTTGGCCGCGTTCCGCGCCGTTGTCGACGGCCTCAAGGAAAATCTGCCTCGCATCACGATAATGCCTGCGCCGCAGCACATCGAAGAAGACCTCCTCAACCAGTTCGTTGTGACCGACAGCCATTTCGGTATGCTCGCCCACCGCGAGGAAACTGGCGCTGACTACGATCTAAGGCTGGCTGAGCAGTTGCTGCTGGATTGGTTCACCGCCGCTGTGGCGGGCGCTCCGCAGGCGCATACGGCCGTTTTAGCGCAGCTAGGCGACCTGCTGCACCACGACGCCCTCGAAAGTGTCACGCCTGCGCACAAGCACGTCCTCGATGCCGATTCTCGCCTGCACAAAGTAGTTCGCGTTGTCATTCGGACCCTAAGGCGCGTGGTCGACATGCTGCTGCAAAAGCACAAGCACGTTCATGTCGTCATGGCATCCGGCAACCACGACCCGGCTTCGTCGGTCTGGGTGCGAGAGCTGTTGGCGACGATCTACGAGAACGAGCCGCGGGTGTCGGTCGATACCAGCCCGATGCTGTATTACGCTTACAAGTGGGGCGACACGGCGCTCTTCTATCACCACGGACATAAGCGTGGCGTGGCCCAAGTCGACGCGACATTAGCGGGCATGTTTCGCGAGATGTTCGGGGCATCGAAGTACGCCTTTGCGCACGTCGGCCACCTGCACAGCGACGAGGGCCGCAAGTCGGCACTGATGTATGTCGAGCGCCACGAAACGCTTGCCGCACCTGATGCTTATGCCGCTGGCGGCGGTTGGCTGTCGGGCCGGTCTGCCAAGGTCATCACATATTCGCGCCGGTACGGCGAAGTAGCTCGCGCCACGCTGCGTCCGGAAATGGTCGCGGGGCGGTATGCGGCTGCGAATGATAATGAACCAGAGAGGGCGGTGGCGTGATTGATCCGTCGTACCGCACAGATGAAAGGGAGCTGCGCTATTCGCCGCCGCAAACACACATGGCGGAAGTGTTGCAGCGTCCTCTCTACATGATCACGGCGGAGGCCGTTACCTCCGCCTATATCAAGGACTGGAGATCCTCTCGCAAAAACAAATCCTAACCACCAACCCGCCACCCACCAACTGGCGGTCAACCACCACACCACTGAGGAGACAACATGAATTACGGACAGGCCTTGGAGGCCATGAAAAAAGGCGGCTTTGTGAGCAGATTGGAAGATCCACTAGCGTCCATTGCCTTGGTGCACGCCGACACACCGCAGCGATATTTCGAGCGTCGAACCGGGAAGCACTCGGAGCCCTTCAAGCCATCTGTCGGCGACCAACTTGCTGAAGACTGGTATCCATCTGGCGGCGTTGTCTCGTCGACTGCCACCACCACATTCGGCCCGCTCGACAAATATGTGGCCGCAAATGACAACGTGCCGCAGCCGAACGACAAGCTGCGCCGCCCACTCAAAGGCCATCTGATAGACGACGAGAAGGTCGAGCTCGACGATGCGCTGTTTGGTGTCTCGGCCAGCGCCGATGGCATGACTGCAGGATTCTATTGCCTAGACCTGTCCTCGGACAACGGACAACACATCGGCCTGACGCGACACCCGAAGGTGGGCGAAGTATGCGTAAACAACGGGGAGCTCTGCGTTTTCGACGGCATCGACTTCGCGCCAACCGAACCACCCCGCGTCGGCTCGTTCATGCAAACCTTCACCGGCCGTAAATACTGGCCGATGGATCCGAAACCACACGAAGTTTACATCGAGGACATCGCGCACTCCCTCGCCTACCAGTGCAGGTATGCCGGGCACTGCATCAAGTTCTACAGCGTCGCCGAGCATTCCATCCTTATCGCCCGCAGCCTAGCGGCAACACACGCGCCGGAGGTGGCTTTGGCTGGCCTTCTCCACGATGCCCCTGAAGCCTACTGCGTGGACATTCCGCGCCCGCTCAAGCCGTACATGACGAACTACAAGGATATCGAGCAAAAGAACTGGCTGGCGATCGCGGCACGGTTCCAATTGGACCGGGACATACCGGACGAAGTGCACGACGCCGACAATCGCATCATCGCCGACGAGCTGGTCAATCTCGTACCTATGCCGTGGCACGCCAAGCACGACAGGCCGCTCGGCGTGAAGCTGCGGTATTGGTCGCCGGAGGAGGCGGAGCTTGAGTTCCTGGCGACGTTTGATGCGCTGATGGCGGGGAGGGCGGCTTGATGCGTGCGTATACGGTGAATGAAGTGGACGAGCTTCGGCGAGCGGTTAGAAACCGACATTTGTGGGGAAGTTATCGTGGGCCTTCTGGATATTGCACATCCAGTATCAGTTACAACGAAGCGGAAATGACGAAGAACGTCGAGGAGATTGTAAGAACCCATATGCTCGCCGGCCACACCGCATCAGACCTTATTCTGAGTGAGGCAGCATGACCATCAAACCCGGCGACGAAGTCGTCTGCGTCGACGACACCACCCTTCCTGAGCAATACCTCGGCATTCGTGCCGGGGAGATCTACACGGCGACGTGGGTGGGCATGTGCCGCACGTATCTCGGTGGAGATTACGCCGGCATCAGGCTGGCAGGCGTGAACCGCGGCGTGTGTCCGCAGTTTGGAGAAGATGATCCACCGTTTGCGCTGCGCCGGTTCAAGCCGGTTGTGAAGCCGAAGGTGGAGGAAGAAACGAAGATTGAGGAGACGGTATGAGCGCTGAGAACTGGAAAGACTGGAACGGCGGCAAGTTTCTGCCGGTACCTGAAAATGCCGTTGGCGACGTGCGCCTCCGCAGTGGCAAGGTGATGAAGGGCGTAGTCGCAAAGGAAGTCATGTGGGGCAGACCTAAGTGCCCCGTGGCAGCGAACGACAACTTCCGCAACGGCGGCGAGATTGTGGCTTACAACTACGGAGGCGAGGCCGCATGAGCGAGATGATTGAAAGGGTGGCGAAAGAGCTGCACGAAAAACTTTCCCATCAGGATATCGATGGGTATCTGGGCGCAAACTTTGACCTCAAATCTGTGGCCCGCGCCGCAATCGAAGCGATGCGAGAGCCGACGGCGGGCATGATGATCGAAGGGTACGGCGATCTTTTTCGGCTTGAGACGCAACTAGGCATCGCTGCTGCAAGATACAGATATCAAGCCGCGATTGACGCCGCCCTTAATGATAAGGAGACCGCATGACCATCACCGCGCAAACAATCACATCGAAAGACACCGGCTGCCTCACAGCCGTACCGGCGAATGATAACGTTCCTGTCGAGCTGCGCGCACTCGGCGCGGCGCTCGGAAAGGCCGACCATGACTGGAAAGAGCTTGGGCGCCAAGCAATTTCTCGTTTCCCAAAGGTTCACGCCTACCTGGCCGCGAACGAAGCCACAGCCATCATTCCACCCGTCATCGCGCTCACCGGCCTTGCTGGCAGCGGCAAGAGCACGGCCAGCAAATACCTGGTCGAGAAGCACGGCTACCAGCTGGTGAAGTTCGCAGGGCCGTTGAAAGACATGCTGCGGGCGATTGGGCTTGGTGAAGGCCACATTGAGGGCGCTCACAAAGAGACCGACCTTGCAATGCTGTCTGGCCATACGCCAAGACACGCCATGCAGACGCTCGGCACAGAGTGGGGCCGCAAGTGCATGGGTAAGGACTTCTGGACAAACCTATGGCGCTCGCGCGTGGACAGCGTGCTTGCGTTTGATGGCCGTGTCGTCGTTGATGACTGCCGGTTCCCAAATGAGGCGGCAGAGGTTCGCTCTCTCGGTGGCGTGGTCTGGCAGCTTGTCGGTCGTGGGGGTATTGCAGGGTCGCACGAGAGCGAGGCTGGTTGTGGCGCTGCTGACGTCGAGATTCACAACATTGGTGATATCGTCGATTTGCATCGCCAGCTTGATGCTTTCCTGCATTGGCATTCGGAGGATGCGGCGTGA